GCTGTATGCCAGGAATACAAAGATTTTGAATAAGCATCCAAGTACAAGTGGATGCTTTTTTATTGCCGACGGGCACAAAACGGAAAGAAGGAGGTCTCATGGAAGACAACAAAAATACTTCAGTAGCTGAAAACACTGCAAATGCAGCTGCAACAATGAAGGACAACAATGCAGGACAGAACAATTCTAAAACCTTTACTCAGGAGGATATGGACAAGCTCGCAGGAAAGGTCAGAGCAGAAGAAAAGGCAAAGTCTGATACAGCTATCAAACAGGCAGTAGAACTTGCTATGGCTGAATATGACCGTCAAGCAAAGCTTACTCAGGAGCAGAAGGAAGCAGAAGCAAGAACCAAGAGAGAAAAGGAAATTGCTGACAGGGAAAAGGCTGTGACGATGCGTGAGAGAAAACTGGATGCACAGTCTGAACTTCTGAAACGCAATATGCCTATCGAATTGGCTGAGTTTATCGTCGATCTGGACGAGAACAAGATGAAGGAGAATATCGAGGCTTTATCTAAGGCCTATAACAAGGCTGTAGAGAACGGAATCAACGAGAAGATAAAGGGTAAGGCACCGGTAGATTTCTCCAGTACAAATGCCCAGGGAAACGCCAAGAAACCCGTTCAGAAGGCATTTTAAATTTTAAGAGCAAATAGAAAAAAGGAGATGAAAGTATGGCAAGACAGGACGCTTTAAGTATTTATACAGCGCAGAACACACTTGATAAGCTTGCTGAAATTTACGGTCAGGTAATTGACTTGATTCAGAAGGATGCATTAAGTGAAAAGATCAAGAACAAGAATTATTCAGGAGATCCATCAACAGGATCTGTTGAAATCGACAGATTTGCTAATGCAGCAGTAAACGCACTCGGTACAGCAAGAACAGCTGCCAAGGGCGATGCATTAATGAACTCTGGCAAGGTTACCATCAATGTTGATGATGACAAGGAAATCGTTGAAGAAGTCGCTCAGAAGGACTTAAAACTGCACGGTGTTGACGGTATTGCAGCAAGAAGAAAAGAAGCTCATGCCAAGAAGGTTGCAGCTTACTTAGATAGAAAGTTCTTCAACGTAGCAGAAACAGAAGGCACAGCTGTAACAGTCAGCGGTACAGCAATCCAGGAAAAGTTAGAAGAACTGATTCAGGATGTTGAAACAACAGTTAACGACTGGGTTGATGGTGTAGACCGTGACATGCTCGTCTTAACAGTTACACCAGCTATCTATGGTCAGTTAGAAAACTACATTGACTCTGTTCCGAACAGCTTAACAGGCTTAAAGGAAGAATACTTCCATAGAGTAAGAGTCTACAGCAACCACAGACAGACAAAACCAGCTATCTGTCAGATCGAAGGTGCAGTTGCTCAGTTAGTTGCAACTGACGAATACGGCTTAGAAAAGATTCCTCTGAGCAATGATTTTGCTTTAGAGTTCTTCTTCAGCTGTGGCACAAAGGCAGTTATGCCAGACCTGATCAAGTACTTCAACTAATCAGGTGAGCTGATGGAAAAATACAGAAACAGATTATCGGGTGCTTTATATGAAACCAATAACGAAAAGGTTATTGAGCAGTTCAAGAGGCACCCGGAACTGTATGAAGAAGTAAAACCGGAAGGGAAGAAACAGAAATCCAAAAAGAAATAGGACAAGAACAGGAGGTAGAGAGAATATGCCAGAAACAGATGAATTAGTAGAACAGGTACAGAGGATCAGAGGGTATGTTGAGTTGATTGACAAGGAGATATTCCCTGTTGATTGTGAATTACTGCAGTATACTGTTTATTCTGTCATTGATAGAGCTCTTCTATATTTGAATCATGAAAAGCTAGAAACAAGATTTGAAAGAATAATCGCTGAGGTAGTAGATGGTATTTTCAGAAAGTTTAAGAACAACCTGAATACTGGTAATGTAGAAAATGCTGTTTCAAGCATCAGCGATAATGGACAGAGCATATCATATTCAAATGAGATCAGAAACTACCTCCAGTCTTCCTCTGATAATGAACTGTTTGGCGGTTTTACAAACGTGCTTGCAAGATACCGCAGACCGAGGATGCTATGAGAATACCGGAGAGTTTTAAGAAGGCTATAGCAGAAACCTTCTATGACAAAAAGGTCAACATCCTTACAGTTGTTGAAACAGTGGATGCTGAAGGTGGAGTTAAAAGGACCCCAGGGCCGTCAGGTAGATCTTTTATGGGAAATGTGAACTTCAATAATCTGAAGGAAGTCCAAGAAGAATTAGGATTAACTTATGACGTTGATGTGGCTATAACAACAAATGATGAAAATGTCAGAATCAATGATCTGATCGAATACAACGATATTATTTTCACCGTTACTGATGTAGTCCCTCATGACAGTCATAAGCTGGTGGTAGCTACCAAGTATGGCAAAGTTTGATGCTGAAATCAGAGGCTTTGATAGGCTTATGAAAAAGCTGGAAGGGGTCTCAGCTGAAGATATCTTGCCAGCGATAAATAAGGCTACATTGTTCGTGGAAGGCCAGGCAAAGGAGCTGGCACCTGTAGCAAGTGAGTTCTCCAGGGCTATTGGTGCTATTTCAGGTCAGTTAAGGGAGAGTATTCACACCAGAGTTGAAACAGAAGGAAAGAAAATAACCGGAACTGTATTTACAGCTACGGAATATGCTCCATATGTTGAGTTTGGCACTGGTGTAAAAGGAAACGGTACATATCCTTATCAACCTGAAGGAATAACACTTTCCTATAAAGACAAAGGATGGTCTTTCCCTAACCCGATGCATCCAGAAGAATTTATTCATACAAAAGGTCAAAAGGCTCAACCGTTTATGTATCCGGCATTACACCAGAACAGAAAAAAGGTTGATCAGATACTTCAAGATGGTATTAAGCAGGCAATAAGAGAAAAAATGGGAGGCAGTCAATGATAAATCCAAGATTAGAGATCAAGAGCCTTCTGGACACGCTGGGCTATCCAGTATACAAGAGCACACAGACAGTATTCAATACATTACCGGCACTGACATATTACATTGCTGACAGTCATGTAGAGTTAACGCTAGACAGACAGATAGCAAGCCAATTTACAGATGTATGGATCAGTATCTGGAGCGAAGATGGCCCTGAAGCAAGCAGTATTCTTGATAGGTTAGAGGAACTATTAAGAGCAAACAATTACACTTTAACATTCAGTGCAGATGTGCCTAACACCGATGCAGGGCTAGTTCATATCAGCACTAGATTCAATAAAACGGAATAGGAGGAATTAGCATGGCTGTAACAAGTGCAAGAGCAATGGGTACTTCTCTTACCTTAAAAGGTGAAAACAACGCAGCTGATACAGTAATCGGCAGTCTTCTGTCTATCGGAGGTATCAGTGTTGAAGTTGAAGAAAGAGACATTACCACATTAGACAGCCCTAATGGAGCAGATGAGTTTGAAGCAGGAAAGACCACTCCTGGTGATTTAGCAATCAGCGGACTGATCAAGAAGACAGCTGATGAAGCCAATATCACAACACTGTATGATCTGTTATGGGCTAAGACAACAGAGAACTGGGAAGTAACATATCCATCAGGAGCTAAATGGGTGTTTGCAGCATTCGTCAAGGCATTTGAAATGGGCGAAGCAACAGTAGATGGCAACGTTGAGTTCAATGCAACATTAAAACTGTCTGGCAAACCAACATATACAGCAAGTGTGTAAGGGGTTATTAAGTTAACCCCTTTTTTAGAAAGGAAAACATGAAGATTAACTTTAAATTTAACGCTACTATTGTTGATGAAATTGAACAGGCAAAGAATAAACTGCCTATTGAAAACATTGTGACTGATACAACATTGAGCAATCTGGCTTTATTTGTTATGAAAGCCAGTGTTAATGATGATGGAAGAGTAGGGTGCAGTAAAACAGTTGCACTCAAGCTCATTGATGAATACTTAGAGGATGAAAATAACGATAAGAATACCCTGGTGTTTGATGTTATGGAGGCATTAGCGGATGCCGGTTTTTTATCGAGACAGATGGATGTGAAAGCATTCAGACAGCAGCAGGAGACTCTGATTCAGGAAGCGAACCAGCGTTAACCTGGGGCGATAGATGG